GGGCATGAACCAGGAAGAGTACAGTGCGTTCATTGCGCGCAGCGGAAAGTACGAATCCAAGATTGACGCCATCAAGTGCGTCAAGGCCTGCTTAGACGAGGACGCGTCCAACATGGACAAGTTCAAGTGTGTGAAGGCATGCAAGCCGGAGGACAACGACGAGGACGTGAGCATGGAGGCTGCGAGCTCCATCGACTGGCGCACTAAAGGTGCGGTGACTGACGTCAAGGACCAAGGTCAGTGCGGATCCTGCTGGTCGTTTTCCACCACCGGCGCGCTTGAGGGTGCTTACGCGATCAAAAACGGAAAATTGGTCGCTTTCTCCGAACAACAGCTGGTTGACTGCGACAAGCTTGGCAACGGTGGTCGCGACCACGGATGCAATGGCGGCATCATGGACAATGCATTCGACTGGATCGGCAAGAATAACGGTCTCTGTACCGAAGACGACTACCCTTACTTCTCGGGTACCACCAAGGACCGAGGAGACTGCCAGACCAGCTGCACCAACGTGAAGGGGTCCGACATCCAGAGCCACACCGACATTGCCCCCAGCAGCGACAGCGCCATGATGTCTGCCCTCACCAAGCAGCCCGCCGCCATCGCCATCGAGGCCGACCAGCGCGCCTTCCAGATGTACTCGAGCGGCGTGTTCACCGGCGCTTGCGGCACCAACCTCGACCACGGAGTGCTCGCAGTGGGATATGGATCCGACAGCAACGGCGACTACTATATTGTCAAGAACTCCTGGAGCGCATCCTGGGGCGACAAGGGGTACATCCGCCTCGGACGCGGATCTCAGTACAACAACGGCGACGGGCAGTGCGGTATGCTTTTGATGGCCAGCTACCCCAACCTGTAAGTTCGCCATCCAACGTTTATTATTGCGGTGTTATGAGCAAACCCGCATGTAACAAATGTGTATAAAATCATATCCGTGAAACCCTATAACTATGTTCTGTCGTATACCAGAATCATTAGAAGATGCTTGTATTTATGTTCGAAATAACATAAGGTTGTCTTCATGTATATCGTAATACATGAAGATGAAGGTCGCGCTAATCACCGGAATTACTGGCCAGGACGGGTCATATATTGCCGAACTCCTACTGGAAAAGGGGTACTATGTATGGGGCATTATTCGTCGGTGCTCAAGCATTCATACCGAGCGTATCGACCATCTCTACGATAACGACCACCTCATGCTGCGATACGGAGACCTCACGGATTCTACGAATTTATCAAGTATACTGCGAGAAATTAACGAACATGCTCACAAAATTCTACATGACGCAGGAGATCATGAGGTTGACTACCGTCTTGAAGTGTACAATTTAGGGGCCATGAGCCACGTCAAGGTAAGTTTTGAAATGCCCGAGTACACGGGCCAGGTTGACGGCATCGGCACTCTCAAACTGCTTGACGCAATTCGTGCGAGCGGCCTCATGGGGCGCACGCGATTCTACCAGGCGTCCACTTCCGAGCTATACGGAAAGGTGCAAGAGGTACCTCAGAAGGAAACCACCCCATTTTATCCCCGTTCGCCCTATGGAGTAGCCAAACTATACAGCTACTGGATCACTAAGAACTACCGCGAATCGTATGACATGTTTGCATGCAACGGCATATTGTTCAACCATGAGAGCGAACGACGCGGCCCAACCTTTGTTACTCGAAAAATCACCTTGGGGCTCGGGGCAATCGTCAATGGCACTGCAGACAGAGTGGTACTCGGAAATTTAGACGCTAAGCGTGACTGGGGATTTGCGGGTGATTTTGTGGAGGGCATGTGGCGCATGCTTCAGCAAGAAACCCCACAGGATTACGTATTGTCAACCAACGAATACCATAGCGTCCGCGAGTTCGTAGAAAAAGCATTTGCGCTGAAGGGATTTTCCATCAAGTGGCGCGGTGAGGGCATTGATGAAGTAGGGTACGACGAGAATACCGGCCGCGAGCTCATTTTTGTGTCCGAAAAGTATTTTCGGCCAGCAGAAGTCGAAGAGCTGCTGGGCGACTCCACCAAGGCTCGCACGGAACTCGGTTGGGAACCCAAAGTGTCCTTTGATGACCTGGTAAAAAGGATGGTGGATAAAGACTGTAAGTAATTATATCACGGTATAATAATATGGGAATTGGTCAAGAATATGCTAAGAGAGGAGGACGATTTTACCTTTTAAACCGAGATAGAAGATCATTTTATGATCATAGAAATAAAGCATATGGACTGGGTTGGGATCTGGCGTCCCTACAAGGTCGTCCTCAGTATCATCGAATCAAAAATGCGTTTTATACATGGACATTGTGGGTAAAACCAGGGACCCCTTATCAGCCGGAAGCGATATATGGCAGCGATTGGCATGCCAAAACCGAGCGCGAGTGTTGGGCAAAGGGACCATGGGGACACATTGAAACAAAGTCACACTTTAGATTGAGATGTTCTCAGCCGTTTGAGGGCTTATACGAAAAGTTCATTGAACCGGGAGACCCGAATTTGATAAAACCTTATCAAGAGGTCATCAAAAAGCTGAAAATAGAGAGGAAACGAAACATCGACTTGTCCAAAAAACTCAACCGCACACCCTACAAGTTTGACTCGCGCACCATCGAAATGGTTCCGGACGTCTTTGCCGATACCGTAGAAGGATTCACTGCGGACAATATTGCGCAGGCGCTCGATATGACCGATAAGGAACTCTCCAAGGTCAACGGAGCAATTGTCGAAAACACGCGACGCGCGGAGCCCATCTTTGACGTGCTGAAGAGTTACAAAGCAATCAATGCGGAAGCCGAGAAAAACACAGAGGAGGTTAAAAAGGACAAGTCCCAATGGGAAACGGAACACATCAATCAGCTTCAGAACGAGGTAATGCAAATTAATGGACAGAATGAGCAGATGGAAAAGCTTATCAAGGAGGCGGGAGTTGTGGATCCCACAGTAGAACGCAATCGGGAGTACTTCATCAGCGATTATCAGACACTTCACTACATGAACCGTTACGTGCTCATTTGGATATACTTTGCACTGGCGGCGATATTGTCCTATGTCATGTTTGCATCGGCGCCATTCAGTGCGGTGCGCATTACACTGTTTTCCATATTCCTGGTCGTATTCCCCTTTATCATATATCCGTTGGAATTATTTGTCATGCATGTATATCGCGGCGCATACAACCTTGTCATGCGCAGTCCATACAGCAACGAGTAAAAAGTCTAATGATATAATAACTATGCCGTTATATTTATACGACGATTATTTGAGGTTCTTAGGAACAATTTCGGACGCTGAGGCACGCGCGATGCGGTCCGGGATCCAGCGTGAAAATTACGAAAGGGCCAAGGCTGCACTGGAAAAACTCAAAAACGAAAACAAAGAATTGTATGACCAATTGTATGTCAAGTATGGTGATCGAAAATCCGGGGTTCTCCAGGAAGTGAACGAGACGTCAAAAAAGATTTTAGATGGGTACGACAAAAACGAGGCCATCGTCAAGGAATACAATGCAACCGACGCAAATATGACCAAGCTCCTAAGCACCGAGCTTCCCGTCGCCATGGATGACAACGACGCGGTTCACGAAGGGCTGGAAATGCGGTCAAATACATTGCGTATGAAGATGATCGAGATCATGGACATTGAAAACGAAACAGACTCACTTGAGCACGAGATCCTCAAGAACCATCAGAAAAACGTTACCGAAGTGCGCGACGCAGAACTGCGCCAGGAGCCGACCAGCGACTACAAACGCATGAACGACCGTCTCTACTATGTGTATTATGGGATTCTGATAGCATTTATCGTCGTAATGGTGACAGCAGAGTTTAGCATTACGCGAAAATTGGTATACATTGCATTGGCGGTGTTATTTCCATGGTTCGCGATTTACGTAGAGACCATTCTGTACAATTGGTATCGCGTTGTATCAGCCACCCTTCACGGCGTGCCTTACGACACTCACTTACAGTAAAAAGAATCACAACAATGATCATTGGTGTGATATACCGTTTCGCTTATCCTACTCTTCCTCCAGGAACGCCACTTCCTCGTCGCCCGCTATGTCTTCATCCTCGTCATCACTTTCAGTATCGTTCCCGTAGATGATTCGTATGTTGCGCCACACAGATCCCTTTGGTCGCCCAAACTCCTTCGCAAAGTAGTCGTATAGATCGCGCGCGGTCGGTCCGCCGCGGCCATACGTCGCCGTATGCCATGTACTGAATTCGCTTGATAGATCGGATTTGGTTACCTTGAATCCAGGATCGTCGGTGCGACGGACCTTGTCTCGGATGAACTCGAGGATCGAATCTTGGCTTGACCGATACTCGTTTGACCGCCCCAACACGTCCACGCATTCTTGGACATCGCCGTGCGTGCTCATTGTGCGCTTCACCAACATCGCAGCGAACACCTCCTTCCAGCGCAAGAATTTGTTTGTCATCTCGCGGTCCACCTTGTACTGGTAAGGTTTATCAGGATCACCCGACACTGGATGATCCGTAAAGAGCGATTTGAAGTCCACTACCGCAATGCGTCGCCAGGTACCATTGTCTGTCGCATTGATCTTCATCAGGTAGTTGGTCGCCACCACCAACTTGAACTGTGCTTTGAACGTCACTGGGTCGCTCGCGTATAGCGCTCTGCCGCTGATCGGGTCATTCGCACTGGTGAGCTGCTTGAATACGCCCTCGTTTAGCACATCGTCCTTTGACGGCTCCTGAATCACCGCAAAGCGTTTGCCCTGCAATCCCACAATTTCCGGTGCCGTGCCGCCTACTTTGGCGCGGCGGTCAATAATCAGGGAGGATGGCACGTCCGCCTTGTATTCGCCGAGCACCATGGTCATTAGTTCAATAAGTGCCGACTTGCCGTTCGCCCCCACCCCAATATAGAAGTGCGCGTTCTGACGTTTGTTGTGTCCTGTCATTGTGCTTGCCAGATGGTCCCACATGTACTCTCGTAGCGATTCTTCGGGGAACAGTTTGGTGATGAAATCGTTAACCTCGCTCACCAACTCGTTGTGTTGAGGTCCGAGTTCGCTGTAATTAAGGCCCGTGGACAGTGATAGATAGTCGTCCGGACGGCCCGCACGGAAACATCCCGCCGCAAAGTCAACCACGCCGTTTTCAAAGGCAATAATATCCTTGTTGGTATCCAGCTTGTTCACAAAATCCTGGTCGTAAAACAGGCAACGCGCTTCCTTCATGATGTTTTCCTTTTGCTTGGTGGTTCCCAGCAGATTGACAATCTTGACAAGACGCTTGAGCATTGCCCGAGCCTTGGCCTGCTCTTCGTCGCCTTCCTGTGTGGGTACCAGCGGGCGCCCCTTTTGCTGCTGAATGTTAATGCGATTCATGAACATCCGCTTGATGTCTGTAATTCGCTTGCGCAGGCTCTGGCCCGCGTCGTCGCGACGCCAGCGCCCATTGCAGTATTTATACCAGCTGTTTTTCGATACTGACACACAAACGTACTCGTTCTTGAAGCTCTGATAAAGCAGCTCGGCATAGATCTCCTCCCCAACATTTTCGTTATCCTGACTAATCGTACGACCGCCCGTGGCGCCATATATCACTTGATCCACATAGAAGTCGAGTGTGTCGGTGTAAATTTCCTTATATTTTTCGGGATTTGATTCACGCACCCAATACATGATCGATCGAAACGACAATGGGGCGTCCATCGTATGCACGCGCCCGATCGCATCATCCCAGCGCGCAACGAGTTCGGGGATACAGGTGTACCGAAATCCGGTGGCCTGGGCACTGAATCGAATCCAAACAAACAGAAGCCGCTCACGCTGCCTTACCAGATCGTCGGGTACCGTGATGCTATTTGCGAGAGCCCAACAAACACGAATCCACCGATTGTAGGATCCGCTTTCGTAGTACTCCGGACCAAGGGCCATTACGTAGTTGTACACCTCCCTGACGTTGCGATCTGGACCACGGTCGCCGAGGGATTCGACAAACATGTCCTCTGCAATCTTGAGTGACGCGTCGTCCACGATCCTTGATATGATCTCGCGATTGCTGCCGTCAAAGGCTACCCCGGCCGCCGCGCGCGGGCTTCCCGGGGACACTCTGCCAGTGGACTTATTCTTGAACTCCTCATACTTCGGCATGAATGTAGAACGAAGGAATAGAGCCGGGTGTATCGTACAGCGAGCAGATAGGCGGTAGAGATTGTCAATGTCCGTGACATCAAACGCCTCGACATCCATCTCGTCCATTCCGATCTCACCATCGGTCGTATCATAGGTTACGTCATATATGCGGTACAGTTTATATGGCTTATGCTGCGGCTTTGTCGACCCAAAGAGCTGCCAGTTGACATGTCCTGCAGTAACCCCGTCGTCATACACGTCGTCAATGGAGTTGGTGAGCGGTAGCTTCTCAAACGTGTCACTCATCGTCTTGAGCATTTCGTTACGGAGCATCTGCTGCATCACGCGATTCGCCTTGAGACCAATGATAATATGAATTCCGTCCTTCGTTATCTGCTTGTCCTTTACACAGTTGACCGCGTCCTTCTGTAGCACAAACACCTGAAACCGCGTACCATCGTCCATTTGGTATGCATTCTTCAAGAAATCGAGGACATCCGTAAGTAAGGATTCGACATGTTCTTGTGTATGCTGCCGCACTTTCACAGAGAAATCGTAACGAAAGTCCAAGTCAATGAGGAACGGACCGTCGTCATGCAACTGTTTTTCTGTATAGTATTCTTTCTTCCCTGGTTTTAAAATATCACGAGCATAAAGCCTAAGGAATTTTATATATTCTTCATCTGATGGTATTGATAGTGTGCGACCTAAAATAGACGACTCCTTTGAGCCAATTCGGGTATTCGTCTTTTTCGCCGCATCCACCTTGTCGTTACGGGTGACGCTAACGGACCTAACAAAGTCTATAAATTTCAATTCTGATTCGTCGGGACTGCTCATGTTCCCAGATAGAGTATGTATACATAATCCTGATATCCAGAATCAATTTTTGTTCCGCATTATGTTTGTCCGAACATCGTTTTTCTCATGTTCGTGACTGTACTGAAAATTGAATCACCAAATGCACTTTTTTGTGCAGTAATTATAAGATGCGATTCTGCAAAAACTGCGACAATATGCTGTATCTCGGAGTGGGACGCGAAAACAACAACGAAGTCAAACACTATTGTCGTTGTTGCGGGCACTCGGAGAACAGTGGGGAAATTTGCGTAATCAATATGGACACGGCAACCCAGAGCAAAATACCCATCAATGAATATACCAAGTATGATCCCACACTGCCTCATTTGCATGACATGCTATGTGTCAACCCAGAATGTGCTTCTCACGGCACCGAGCCAAAGGACGTGATTTATATGCGATACAACGAAAGCGGAATGGAGTACGTATACATGTGTTGTGTATGTGACAGTACATGGACCACCAACAAACGGGGATAATGTTTAGAGCGCGATAGGAATAGAAAATTGATCCTTTTTCTTAATCTCTTATTAATGTAAACGAAATGGCCGACCTGAACGATTTTGACGACAAACTTCAAGATGACGACAAACTTCAAGATGATGACAACAAAGTGGACGTCTCGGACGACGAAAAAAGCGTGGACAATAACGACGACAGCGTGGTGGACGAAAATGAAAGCATGGCTGACGACGAAGATGTAGACGACATGTTCGAGATGGAAGATCAGCAACCGGTTGAAATCGTAGCGGATGTTGAAAAGACACAAACCAACAGTGATATGCTGGGTCTCGGCGACTCTGACGTATCCGACGACGAATACGACGGATACGAAAAGTTTGATGATCAAGACAAAAAAGACATTATCCAAAACCACTATCCTGAGCTGGTCCAACACAACTACCAAGAAGTGGAAAAGATGCTCGACATCACCCGCGACGACGCCGGTGTGATCCGCGACCCATTCCACCGCACTATCCCATTTGTCACCCGATATGAACGCGCCCGGGTATTGGGCGAGCGCACAAAACAACTCGACGGAGGCGCGCATCCGATGATTCCTATCGAACCCAACGTCATTGATAGTTACACGATTGCCCTGAAAGAATATGAACAAAAGAAGATCCCATTCATCATAAAGCGACCGCTACCAAATGGCGCTTGCGAGTACTGGCGCTTGCGAGATCTGGAACATATTTAACTGTCTCATACGATACTGATTATCGTATGATTTTTTACGCGTCTTCTGTGACTGCCGCGGGCTCAGCGACGGGAGTATTTTCCGATGCCGGCTCTTCCTTGATGAAATATTTATGAATAGCGTTGGTCAGTGATGTTCTCTTGACCACATCGTCCACGTCGATTTTTCGCATATAATTCATTGGGTTTTCTACTACGTCTTTGATTGTGTGCATATCAACGCCCGGATGTCCATTCAATGGTATGGTCATACCCGGCAGATATTGCTCGATGCGGGTGCATCCATAATAGAGGGGAATACAATGATGTAGCAAGGGATCAATAACCTTTTCCGAGAAATATGCCGGAAACGAACTGTTTTCGACCGCAATGGTGAACCAGTAGTCATTGAATACCTCAATCGGCTTGTTGAACTTCCCTTTGAGACGACTGTCATTGGCGCCCCGGTCCAGTAGATTTTGTGCTCCGTGACCGTATATATCAATTGGCAAATTGGATTGTAAAATAAGGTATAGTAACTGGTTGCGATAGATATGACCAGGCATAAACGATTTTGTTGACAATGCAATTGACATTATTTTTGGTTTTTCCATGTTAATTTCTTTAGGAATGTGGCAATGGGGTAGGTATGCATTGTTTTCCACAAATTCATGAGGAAGACCACGTGAGTCACCCACCAAATACACCGCAACCTTGTTATGAACGTAATGAACAAACCCTGGCGTCATTCCCAGCATAGTAGGGGGCTCCTGTGCAACCCCAATGACATTCTCTTTTGGGACATTTACCTGTACACCCGCACAATTAAACAAAATAACGTGGGTGTAATCATTACCTTCGGTGAATCTATACTTTACATTATACGCAGGGTCCCTTTCAAACCCATAGCTCTGTTCGAGCTCACGCCATACGCTGCTTGCGCAATAGGTTGAAAATATACGAATAATGATCATCGTACATACCTTCCAATAAAACTCTTTATTAGCGTTCAACATATACATCTTTAAGGACGCATTTTACCAGCTTTTCTCGTTTGGTTTCACATTCGCCCGACTCGTCAGCCAACGTTTCAGACATTATTTTCAGATACACGTCATTGTCCGAGGTATCACATTCAAGGGCTCTGGGGTGCGTTTTTTCCCATTCCGCAACATTCTCGTAATTCTTTTCCTCGACGGCCTTGATGATGCGCTTCAATTCCGTCTTTTCATCTGAGTCTTTCTCCCATTTATTACCCTGTTTGATATAAAGCGTCTCGTTAGTGAGATCAGTGCAATGCAATGGTCTTGTATACAAGTCCATTCTTCCAAAGGAATTATACAGTATCGAGCGGATCCCGTCAACATAGCCCACATGACCAATATGCTCGAGATCTTTTATACTTATGCTTAGATTCTGCAGAAAGCTCTGTATGGGAATTGCGTTTTTGCACTGCTCGTTGAGAAAAATGTTGGTGTTCACGGTATTGTTCACCACGTTATTAACGACATTAACATACGAATACGGTTTGTCTGTTATCATGCTATCAATCTGTTTCTGCTGTTTTTTCAGCATGTCCATGAGATCGTCATTTGTTACTGCGGGCGTCACTTTGCACTTCTTCTTATGATACCAGAGACCATTTCTTGATCGAAATAAACGTCCACAATCACATTTAAATGTTTTTGGAGTATCTTCGTCATCTGATTCGGTGCCAGTATTTGGTTCACCGCATGAATCGTCATCTGACGATGACGCGATTTTACTTATAGCATTATTGATATGCTTTGAGGTCTTAAGATGCGCTCGAAAATTGCTCGCTTTTGTACATTTAAAATTGCAAAGTTCGCAATCATATTTTTTCTGTTTGTTGTTTCGGCCCATGTTATACATACATGAGATATCTCTATTCGTATAATTACGAAAAATATCCTACTGTTGGTAAAAGCACGTGTGATATGCTGCGATATATTGTATGTAATTGAAATTTATCGTCAGACAGATTTTTCCAAAAATGTCCTATTTAAAAGCGACAATGCTAAATGTTTTCTGAATTACAAAGTTTATTTTGAGCAACATTTCGGCATTTTTTCGTGACGCTGAGGTTTTTATCATAATAAATTTTAAGGTGTCTTTAAATTGTTCTTACTGAACCGTAAGGAAAAATATGAGACTGAGACTTTTAAGAATTTCAACAATTGTTACTACAACCACTTGATATTTTTGCAAATAATAGCTAAAAAACGGTATTTTTGAGTCAAATCAAAAAAAATGCCGTTTTTGTCACAAGAAAAATTCATGCTAACAAATAAAATCCATATGAACAATATTTTCACAGCATATGTGCAGCCAACTGTTGAAAAACTGAAAAATCGAAAATTTCGGTTGTCACGAAAACGTCACGAAAAATGCCGAAAAAATACCGAAAAATGAAAAAAGAAATTGACTATGGATAACAAAAACGGAATTTTTACAGTCACAAAATGGATTTTTTTGGAATTGCATTGTGAGCATCATGCTCAGAACGGTTTTTTTCGTTTTTTACAAACTTGTATTCCTTTTTTATTGATTTTTTTCGGAATTTGGTTGATCAGCCCTTGAAAACCAAAAAGACTTTTTCAAAACGCAAAAAAGTGCTTCTGAGCATGATGCTCACAACTGCATTTTCATTTTTTCAATTTTGTGACTGTAAAAATTCCGTTTTTGTTATCCATAGTCAATTTCTTTTTTCAAATTTCGACGAAGAAAGGGTCGCGAATACGAAAAATGAAAAGTGCAATTGACTGTGGAAAACACGGCAAAAATCGACTGTGAGCATAATGCTCAGAAATCATTTTTTCGCTGAATTTTTTTGTTACTGAGGTTTTGTTATCCATAGTCAATTGCACTTTTCAAATTTCGACGAAGAAAGGGTCGCGAATGCGAAAAATGAAAAGTGCAATTGACTATGGATAACATTTTTTGATTTCAGTAAGGATTTTTATGATAGTAGGAACATGAGACAGCGGTTCACATCACAGTTTTATCAAAACACTGAAAATAATTTCGTTTGTAAATATGTCTGTAAATCCATTGTGCGTTTAAAAATGCAATTTTCAAGGTAATTTAGCAATATTGAAACCCGTTTTTGGGCCTTCCAAAATGATGCATCAAAAAATCGGTTGTGAGCATAAATCCGATCCACCCAAACACTTTTGTTAGCATTTGTGCAGAAAGACATTTTTAACATTGGATTTTTATGGGCATACATGTTTTTTTCTAACAACAGTGTATAATACCGATGACGACATCATATGGACATTATATTCGAACACGTGCATGCTGTATCCCGGGTGCGGGACCAACTGGGCCTACTGGTCCGGCAGGATCTTCTGGAGAAACACAAATCGAAACCGCGTCTCTTTTTTTTAGTAATTTAACACTCACTGGACCCGATACGTCCTTTTTACACTATGACAACACCATAACAATCGATAATGGGAAGCAGCTTTTTATGGACGGGACAACCGCTACTGCGGGTATCACGTTTTCAGACGCAACAATCGGTCCAAATGGAGCATACGTGGAATTGTATTTTCATGGAGACATGGAAGCCGGGAGCGCAGGTCAAGGCAATTGGATCGTTTTTGAAATGGTAGGAAGCGACCAAATGGGATCTCCTATTGCGTCAAACAGTTTGGCAACTGTGGATATTGATACTCGAAGTGTGCAAAAGGGAGATCTTCTTCATATGTCATTTGGACCTTCGGCGCATCGACTGGTCGACGGCGCAACTGCAACCCAGACCTTTTGTATCGATAAAGCAAGCACTTATCGAGTCCAGGTCCGAACGGGACGTGCATATACATTAACTGAACTGCGATTAGTAATCAAAGTAATCCAGTACTAATCTATCCATGTGACCGGTAATTTCTTACCAGCTGCCCAATATGTGCAACGCGACTATCGTGAGTTGCCTTGCCCAAAACATACCATTTGCGAAATTTTCGAGAAAATTCGCACAGCATGACATCACTCTTGTAAACATTAACGTATTTCGCGGCCGATACGTTTTGAAAATCCTCTTCGTCATCACTCTCCTCAATTACGTCAAGGTCTGCATTTTCCCGTATCGATCGGAAAATCTTGTTAATTTTCACACTGGTCTCGTAATCGCGTACGCATGCCGATGAAAAATATTCCCGCTTGCCGCCCTCGCCATATGCATATAAATGGTAGTTATCCGAGGCTGGATCCGCCATTACGACAAACGCCGTTTTGTATCGATACTGTCGTTTTGTATAATCGTGCGCATACTGACATTCATATGACATGCTTTGCAGCTGCAATTTGGGCTTACTGGGTACAACCATTTTGGGCACGCTAACAACCAGATGAGGCGTGCGTTTTGTCTGTGCTCGATATTGAATGTGATGAACCGTGTACCCAATAACGTTTTTCACTTCCATGGGGATTTGGCCGGTATATTCATGGCCACACTCCCAAGTAAACGGCAAAAAGAAGTGAATTCCGTACTTCATAAACAGGCCGCGACATGTTTCTGCTACACTTGCCATGAGGTACCAGCGTTCCCGCATTTGATAGTTTCGCATAGACAGGCCGCTGTAATGGAAAATATCCTCAATCACAAAATAACTGTGTTTGTTTTGCTGATTCCTCACGAATGTCCCGTATACCATGGTCCCGAGGGCAAGAGGGATATTGTCATGTGGAAGACAGATGCATCGTCCCAACTTATGTTGACGGTCCATGTCAAAAAACAGAGCTACGTATCGGTCCTCCTGAAAGGTGAACCAGCACAGTCGTTTTTTTCCGTAGGGGATTGCCACCGCCATGTCATATACTTGTCCTTCTTTCTTATGATGCATAGTTTCGTAAGAAAGATCATACTTGGGCGCCCGCTTCAAAAATGTATCTACTTCGTGATGTTCTAACTCCATATACACTACATGCACCATGCTTTATGTTAGTTATCACAGCTACTAAAGTCTCAGTAAGGATTACTCGGCGCCCCCATTGCGTTTGCAAACTCGGCCTCTAAATCGTCGTCCGGCTCGATTCCCTGAAACTCCTCGTCAAAAATGTCGTTTAAATTGTCGTCAAATTCCACGCGCTTTACTGTGCGGAGCACGGGTGTCGTATACATGGATTGCGTATACTTGTATATTTGATGTACCCCCACGATGATCAAAAAATATAACAGGGCATAAAGGAGCAAACTCATTAATTGTTGGAGATATCTGAAACCGGGGCGACAAACGCGGGTTCATCGATAAGCATCATGGCCATGGCCGCATAGTTGTGTAGGTCAATCAGCGTGTCGCGGATGCCTTCGTCCGCCACCAGATTCACGCCGGTTTTTGTGATGGACATAGCGCGCTGGATCTTGTCCTCGATGCGCATGAGAACGCCTACCACCCCGTATTTTGCAAATGCGTCGCCGTAGTCCGCATTCTTCCGCGTAAATAACGCCAGACCCTCGGCTTGAACCGCTTTCAACTGTTCTACACGATTCATTTCTATGTCATGCGGACAAGACTCTAAGCGGTTGCCATGTATTTATTTGGAAAATTGATTATTTGATTGGACAAGATGACAACAAAAAGCATGATAACCGTTATCAGTATCGACAAAAAGGCCGTACTCAAGGAACATTCGGTAAAGAGCGTGGAACCGGAAGCACTGTCGCGCAAAGCGGGGTTCAAGAGTCCCGATGGGTTCGAGGTGCGCGCCACCTGGGAATGCGAGGTGGGAGGCAAAAAGTTCTGCATCAAGCTGTATGCCAAGAATAGTGGACGCGCCAACTACGAAAACAAGTACGATCTTCCGCCACCGGTGGACACCCATCTGTATTTCGGCACCATGGTCCTGGTAAACTACGAGGGAGACAGCGCCAAGAATCTCTCGCTCGTCGAGTGGAACAATATCTACGAGCACCTGTTTGGGGGGTTCGAAGATATCGGCTCCGAGGACAGTGAGGAAAGCGAGAGCGAGGACGAAAAAAATCTGACAAAAGAGGGGTATCTGGTGGATGACTTTGTGGTGGCCGACGACGAGCTAAGCGAGGAGGAATATATCTGAGAAAATTGAACAAATACCGTACATGTTTTTATTGCACATAAACATGGTAACGTATACAATCAAGTATCCAGACGACTTTCGCAAAAAGGTGGCGAGTAGATTCGCGGTCCTTTTGGACGATAAGAATCAAGGCATTAACATGGAAAAGGGTGTATTCAACTACGCGATCCGAGACGCGCGCTACAGAAAGGTGATCAAAAAGTGGTGTAACAAGCACTTCGTGCGCATATACCAGTCCAAGCTATGGACGGTACTCAACTGCCTGCGTAAACCCTGGATCATGGAGACAATCAACAGCGGAGAGCTGCTTCCGCAGCAGCTGGCCTTTATGACGCACCAGGAAATCGACCCGGGACGATGGAAGGACCTGATTGCAAAAAAAATAAAGCGCGATGAGAGCAAGATGGCACAGCGCATCGAGGCAAGCACAGATATGTTCACTTGCAAGCGATGCAAATCGAAAAAATGTACTTATTATGAGCTTCAGACACGTAGTGCGGATGAGCCTGCGACGATCTTTATCACGTGCATCGACTGCGGTAAAAACTGGAAGAATTAACTTCCAGTTTTCGAAATTTGGGTTGCTTACCAGCCTATTTTTCTCACGTTTTCCATGGTCACGCGTGCGTCACGGATGAACGTCCATACCTCGAACCGTTCCATGATCGGCTTGACATATTCGTCGTATTTCATCTTGAGGGCATAGAATACAGGCCACGTTGCGCGCATCTTATGAAAGGGGAAGATCCAGGTCATGAAGAACACGAACTCGTGCTTGGTCATGGTATGCATGGGCGACAACACCAACTTCGTTCTTAGCGCGTCTCTCTCAGATTTCCATCCATGGAATAACTGCTGTATCTTGCGTGCAGATGCATCAGCAATGTCGTTTCTTAACGCCACCGCTGTTTTGCAGAAAGCGAGGTCATGGTAAGGAAGGCACTTATAGATAAGCATTTCTACTTCGGCGGGGACAGTATTCATATTGTGATATATACTATAAGTTATTTACGGTTTCGCAATCAATTTTCTCGGTCATTCATCCAACCCCATCTAAAACTTGATCAGGCACTTGGTCTTGGGCTCTTTTTTCGCCGGTGCGTCGGGGTCGTGCGAGAGCCGCCATGAGGTTTCCGTCATGGACTTGTATGCGTCGCTGTTCGACGTGAATATCCGGTAGCCGTTCTTCTTGTAGAACTTGCGCCGCGCGTTCCACTGGTTCATAAAGTGTTCGTGTGGGTCAATGAGATCGATCACCATCGGATTGTTCCCACGCACGCGCAGGATGCGCCCTACAGACTGTGTGATATCCGTTTTGGGGGACGCCATCACCAGTGTCGAAAGCGACTTGATGTCGAGGGCCTCGGCGGCCATGGCGTAGGTCGCCAACACAATCTGTTTCCCCTCGCTCTCCTCGAGGGCCGCGGGCTTCATGCCGCCCACGTAGTAGCCGCAGGACGCGAACCCACGGTGATTAATGGCTTCGAACAGGTAAGTGAGCAGTGCGCGCTGGTGCGTGAGCACGATAATCTGTTTTTCCTTCCGCTCCGCAATGAGGTCCTCCAGCATCTTCACCAGGAAATCGCTCCGCGGTCCGTAGTTGCTCACCTTGGACAACATGGTGCTGTATTTAGGGTTGCCGCGCCAGTCGTACTCCATCTCGTTAAACTCGGGGTCCTGGGACTTCCAGTAGACCCCGCGCACCAGCACCTCGTCGTCGCCCGACCGCTCCTCCGAGTAAATGCGTTCCCCGATAAACATGTACAGCACATGGGTCAACTTGTCCTTTCGCTCCACAGTGGCCGAGATGCCGAGCATGTACGGCGTGACCGCTTTGAACAGGGCTTTGGAGAACTGCTCGCTGCCAATGCGGTGCACTTCGTCGATGACCGTGAGCCCAAAGTCGGAGAAGGCGCTCGACCCAAAGTCCTTGATGTAGAGGGTCTGTAGCATGCCAATGACAATGTCCTTGTCTTCCACGTCGTAGGTGGTGCCCTGGATGCGACCCACCCGCGCGTCAGGGAGAAACTGCTGGATGCGCTCAACCCACTGGTTCAGCAGGAATTCCTTATGGACAATCACCAGGGTTTTTTGCTTCAGCTCGCTCATGATCTTGAGTGCCATGACCGTTTTTCCGCGTCCGCAGGGCACCTCAAGGATGGCACCGCCGCCTTTCTCGGTCGCCACGTGGTTCACGTAGCGCGCCACAATATCCTTTTGGTAGTCGCGGAGCTCGTTCGCAAATGTCAGGTGCGGGGCGTCGTCCTCGCGGATCCGCAAATCGGTCTCGTCGGGGATACCGAACATGCGTTCCCCGTAAAACCGCGGGATGTAGATCTTCTTTGCGCTCTCGCGATAGCAGTAGAATCCACCCACGTCGCCACCGATCATGGTATTTACAGCGGGCTTTGCGTACAGGTCCTCCCGGAGCTCCTCGAGACGCTCTTCGGAAAGCGCCGATTTAGGCACAGTGTACCCGCGGGCGCCCATTCGCGCCGCGGCCTGCACAGTTTCTTTTTCTTCAATAGGTATCTGCATGGATACACGAATGGTAGGCAACTGCTTATACGGTTTTGCGAAAAAATCCTCGTGTATAGTATACGATGAATCTTGTCCCTGAACTCAGCACTACTCAATGGATCGTGTTCTCCGCCCTGATATTCTACATTGCGGTGGACGTAGGAACCCCCCTTTTCCTTGCCCGCCTGGTGGACACCCGCCTCGGCATGGTGGTCGCCATTCTCGCTGCGGTGTACCTGTTTAGAAACTTCGTCCCGGCCATCGCCGCCGCGGGCGCGTATGCTCTCTACATCCTGGTGACCCGTTCGGGCTTCGTGACCGGCCGTGACGCCATTCAGGAGCACACCCCCAGCCAGATCAACAAGGATATTGCCATGCTCGCCATGAACCCTCCGAAAACCCAGACCCTGGAGGAGGAGATGGTCGCCAAAATGGCCCCCGTCCGCAACGAAATCGCCGTGTTGATCGACACCCCCTTCAAGCCCGTGGCTGCCGACATTGACGGTGCCTCCAAGCTTTAAGTAACGAAAATATTATTTGATTGACGCAATGTGATGAATTTCATCATATTGCTTGTTTATGTGCGATTAGTTGCCCTGACCAAATAAATTGCCAAGATTACCAACCCAATTTGTTATCATATTTCCTTGATTTCTTTCATTAACTACTACCGGTTTGCCCTGTACCGATTTGGCTATCGATTCAGAGGGTCCCACACCATCCGCCTCAGTGTAAACGTTTGATTCGCGATTAAAAATGGTTAGCAAGAAAGATCCAAGGGTAATCGAGTAAATCAAGGCTGCAAAGACGAGTGCTTGATATGACATCCCGTCACCTTTTCCGTATAATCGGAGCATAATACCAATGATAAAGGTCACAAGGAAAAGTAAGACATATACGACATACCATGGCATTTGTGTTTTTCCTTCTTTTATACCAAGGATTGATAACCCTGTCCCCAGCACCTCACTGGGCCATCCAAAGTTTGAATAAGCCTCTTCACGAGGTAGATACAATTGGTGGCTCTTATGATAATAGAACCGCGGGTCATTACTCTTCATCATAATTGCCAGTACTGCACCAATGAATGCGATGAAGATGTACATGGAAAGCGCAAGATGAGTAGAGTCCTGCTTAACAATTCCCTCAAAGAAGTGGAGACTGACAATGAGCATGGCAAGGATCCAGAATATGGTATTTGACTGAGCGATACGAGTTTCTGCGCATTCAGGAAAGTCATCCTGGTTTTTACATATGTACCCACTTGATTTCGTTCTATCATACCACTCGATGATGCTCTCAATCACATAAGTGCGGTAAAACCACGGTACGACCATATACACGCCCACAAGTGCAATGAGGAACATACCGGCAAACGTCGCGTGGCGTTCAAACATGCTCTTGGAGGACACCTTGGCATACTCGCTGTTAATGGGAATGTTGTAGGCGGCAATTGTATCGGCACTTTCACCGGTGGGATTGCAGTCAATGTAGATCTGATCGTCGTTCTCCAAGTTGAGCGGAATGATGGAGTATGCCGACATGTTGGGCTTGGGGAGAAACCCGGGCTTGCCACGGAACTCGTCGGGATACTCGGGGATGTACACGGGATCAACAAATACGACCGCCATGACATTCCCGGTCGAGTACTGGATCGCGCGTGTCTCGTTCTCCAGCGCTCGCGCCAGGTTAAAGGACACAGAGGTATCGTCACCTGAGGCAAATGCTGCCACCTCGGACACCAAGTTTCCTACCGGGGTCGACACGGCCATGGGGTCCACCATTACAGGAATGTAGACAAACAGCTCGTTCTCGTTGGAGTGTGTGTGTTTAATCATAATCTCCCCCGCTTGGTTCAGACCGTCGATGTTGTGATGCTTGCCCATCAGGTACATCTCGCGCGGCTGGTAGTCGACGCCTCCCAGGGTCACCGTTTTGTCCGGAAAAATGGAGGTGAGGCGGGTAATTTGCGTATAGTCATTCTGTCTTCGTAGGGTGTTGCCATTGAGGCTGAGAGACCGAGACGTGCTAAAATCGTGAATAAGTATCTGATTGAGGTCTGGCTCCTTATTTGAATTGAATGATGTCATATACTGTATAGCTATACAAAATATGACGATGTTCTCTACAGAACGTTGGGTAGATATCGCGGCAAGGCGTTTTCGTATTTCGTAACGGTGAATACGTCGTTGTATCCATCGACAAACACGGTATCGCCCGACACAATTGAGTCGCAACCGTATTCTGAGGTGCAGTCTTTCCCGTTCACCTTGATGGGTAGGCGGGTGTTCACCGATCCGGTGTTCGACATGGTGTAATATTCCCACAGGTCGCGACCGCGGTCGGATGCGCGGGCCATCAAGGGAAGGATCAGGTTCTCGGGGGACCCCTGACGGGTGAGAATACCCATTTGCTGGAAGCCCGCGTCGTGGGCCGCGCCTCGGGTGCGCTGGTTGATGGGCACGCCCTGAGTGTGGTCGAGCGGTGCCCTAAACGGGTCCGAAAAGATGTTGTCTTGACGATCGCTTATCATGCGCAGGTCGAGCCGCGCCGCAGGTGGCTCTCCGCCCTTGCGCTCGGGCGTTTTAAATACGTAGTATGCGATACCAATCGCAGCAGCGAACATCACCATCGACATGTTCTCTACACATATGACTCCTGGAGGGCACTGTTTTGGCATTATAATACCGTGATAAATTTACCGTGATGAAGTTATCCAAGAGCGCGCGCAATGAACTTGAGTGCCGAGATGAACCGAGAACCGCCGTCGCCCATCATGGAAATGCCCGGTCTGGCCTCACTGGGGATGTCCTTGATGACAATATCGCTGAGGCGCTTGAATTGGTTTCCAACGGTGGACGTCTTGAGTCGCTTGCAGTTGTAGCACTGGTCGCGCACCCAGCGAGGGAAATGAATAATGTGGAACCCCGTCAAGCCAAAGATGACCTTATCTAAATATTCCATGAATTTCCAAAACATCTTCTCCAATGGTTTGAGATCAATTCCTACAAGCCCAAAGACTGCCACCACCAGACCAATAGTCAAGAGGTACAGAATCTTGCCCATGGTTTCCAGGATGTACCATAGCATACAGCTTGGTGCGGAGAACAGGATGCGCATGAAGCAAAAGAGGTGCGAGATGGCAAACTCGATAATGTACAGAATCAGCACAAAGTACTCCCATATCCCCTTCATGATACTGAAGATTGTGAGCGTGATGGTGAGAACCGCGCCAGTGATGAGGAAGAGAGTGCCCAGAGAAATGTCCACGAAAAACTTGGCGAGGCCGGTGACATTCGTCAGGATCTTGAACACCGCGGTAAATATCTTGAAAATGGCGCGGACAAAGGGTTCCTTTTTCGGCCTTTCCTTGATGCCCGTGGCATACAGTGTCTCGTTATAGTAGTACCTGGCCTTCTCCCGAATGCTGATGCCCGTCATCTCCTCGACGATATAGGCCCCACATATGGACAGGATGCCAATGATAAATAATAATTGTATAAGATCTGGGTTCATATACAATAGTGCGCGATTTTACTCCATGTACTTGCGTCCAAACTCCTCAAAGTGCTTGTACTTGGTGATAAAGGCCTCGGTTTTCTTCAAAAGCGGTTCGAGCTTCTGGGCACCTCCCACCAGTTCGTTCTGTGCCTTGAGGATGTCGTGGAGATCGTCCTGAATGTCCTTGCGCTTGTTCAGGAGCTCCGTCAGCTGGGCTTTGGTGAGGTTTCCAAACTCCTCGCCCATGTCATCTTCGTCGTCGTATTCCGTTGTGTTCTCCGCATCATCTTCTTCATTCTGTTTGTCCTTCCCGTTTTTCTTTTCACCTTCACTGTTTTTATCGTTTTTTCCATTCTTTTCTTTTCGCTTTCCGCCCTTGCCATTTTCTAAACCCTCGCGAGTGCGACCACCTACCACAAGAAAGGTATGGGCGGCAATGATGGCGATAGAGAGAACAATCGTCACATTGCGGGTAAAGAACGAAGCTGCGAGACCGGCAAGCAGAAACACAAACATGGCCGGCATGTGACAGTAGGCAATTAGGTAAATGGCGTCAAGAATGGCAAAGACAATAATAGCATTTATGATGGTATTTTCGTTGATGGATCGCATCGTATATTATACGACGCGATATAAATCGGGGAGTTACGCGGATCCCTCCACGGCAATGGTGAGCATGTTCATGACATCGGTTACGATAACCTCGGTTTTTTCCAGAGAACATGCGGTATCTGGTTCGTCCATAGTATCTTCACATAGGCATTCAGGTATGGTATCATCTGAAAGGTCGCTCGTGCTTTCGTTCTCTGCTTTTTCGGCGATGAAAATGGGATCGTCCTGATAAGAGGGGGGAATGCACTCGTTCTCGTAAATATCGAGGACCTCTTTGACCACTTCCTCTCGCTGGATATCATCGCTCTGGAATTCGATGCTGGTGATACTCGAGCTGCGGCGACCACGAAACTTGTTCAGAAAGTCCTCGAGGCCGTTCATGGTTTCTCCGCGGTCGTGTTGCTGTAAATCGCCCGTAATGACGATGCGGCTGTTTTCTCCGATGCGCGTCAGGAGCATTTTCATTTGCGACACGGTGGAGTTCTGCATCTCATCGGCGATGATCCATGCGTTCTTGAAGGTGCGGCCACGCATGTATCCCAGAGGAGCAATCTCGATTTTCTTTTCCTCCAGTAGCTCGGACACCTCCTTTACACTCATAAATGTGTATAATATGTCATATATGGGCCTTACCCATGGCGCCATCTTTTCCTCCAGGGTCCCGGGGAGGTACCCCATGTCTTCGTCCACGGCGACAGAGGGGCGGGTAAAAATGATTTTTTCTATAGTGCCTCGCATGAAGTAGCGAACGCCGTATTCGGTGGCAAACAGGGTCTTGCCCGTTCCCGCAGGGCCAGTGGCCACGACGATCTTGCTCTTCTTGCTTTCCAATACTCTCGTATATCTCTCCTGACTGATGTTCTGGGGTCGGGTAAACATGCTATCAAGCCGCTCCTTTTCTCGTGCGGATAAGTGATGATAGGTGGTACCCTTTGAGGCAACCACATCACTGACGGTTTCGTACTCGTCTTCCATGAAGCATGCGTCCACGTACTTTTTGGTGCGCTTTGACCTCCGAGACCCATCCGTCCTTGATTTTTTGGATTGCATGGGCGAGGCGCTAATATATACTGTATGGACATATTATTCTCCGCCAAATATCAAATCCATATGTATTATGCTAACACACGCTCACAAACACTATTGATATTTTGAATTTATGCTCACAATGATTATAAATCGAAAAAACATAAAATCTACCCTCCTTTTATTGTAATTTAGGAATGGCGGATTCTTCGACGTTCAAAGAGCCCCTGCTTACACCTGACGATAGACGCTATGTAATGTTTCCTATTAAAGACGATGACATCTGGAAAATGTACAAAAAATCGGTGGATAGTTTTTGGGTCCCCCAAGAGTGTGACTTATCGAGGGATTTGGGAGACTGGGACAAGCTGAACGCTGACGAGAAGCACTTCATAAGTATGGTGCTGGCATTTTTTGCTTCGTCGGACGGCATTGTTCTGGAGAATCTGGCTGTGCGATTCATGAGCGACGTGCAACTCGCTGAGGCGCGTGCGTTCTACGGATTTCAAATTGCCATTGAGAATATCCACAGTGAAATGTACAGCCTTCTTATTGATACCTATATTAAAGACAAGGAAGAGCGGGAAAAGCTCTTCAATGCACTGGATCACTTCCCGTGCATCCAGAAAAAGGCTGACTGGGCCCGAAAGTGGATCAACGACAACCGCAGCTCCTTTGCGGCCCGCCTGGTCGCCTTTGCGGTGGTAGAGGGCATATTTTTCTCATCCAGTTTTGCATCCATCTACTGGATCAAGAAGCGCGGACTCATGCCTGGTCTCACCTTTTCCAACGAGCTCATCTCACGTGACGAGGCACTCCATACAGAGTTTGCCATTTTGCTCTACGGGAAGCTCGAAAAAAAGCTGTCCAAGAAGCGCATCCACGAGATCGTGTCGGAAGCAGTGGACATTGAGAAGGAGTTCATTCTTGAGGCCATCCCATGCCGCATGATCGGCATGAATGCCAAGCTCATGAGCCAGTACATCGAGTTTGTTGCCGACCGTCTATGTGTCCAGCTCGGATATGACAAGATCTACAGCAGCGCCAACCCATTTGACTTCATGGAGCTCATTAGCGTGGAGACCAAGGTCAACTTTTTCGAGCGCACCAACTCGGAATACTCACTCGCTAACAAAAAGGTAGACGCCAATGTGTTTGACTTCACCGCGTCGTTCTAAACCGTATGTTTTTGAAAACATATGGTTGAATTATGCCATGATGGTATTGATGGTGAATGTTACAAAGAAGACAAAGATGATAGTGATAAAGGCGTAGTTCAGGTAGGGCCACTTCTCCCAGGCGCCTTCTGGGATGTACTTGGGTACCAGTTCGGGGTGCGCCTCCAAAAAGCTGGCAAATTCTGCCCCCGCCGTAAGACCGATAAAAATCGACAGGATGAAGATGGCACTGCCGAGTGCGGTTAACAGAATGCGCATGTTTTTACCACGGAAAGAGTTACTGAAACCAATGAGTGCGATTGCTACGGTCGAACTCACAAACATATTGCGCTGACCCGATATCAGATTTGCATACACGCTTTCGGCATTGATGGAAGTGGACATACTATACATTATACCGCGTTAAAAACGTGCGTCATTTGGTTGAAGTTCAATACAACATTGACATAAACATATATCGGTGGTTATAGTAACCTCATGTGCGGAATCTTCGCATTCCTCAATAACCATGGTCAGTTTAATCCCAAGTTTATCCATCACCACTTTCAAAAAGGGCGGGCGCGTGGCCCAGACACGTCTGCCCTTACAAGAGAGATGAACGGAGTTATTTTAGGGTTCCATCGTCTCTCCATTAACGGACTCACGTCGGATTCCGACCAACCCTTGTGGTTGGGCGACATCGCACTCATATGCAACGGCGAGATATACAATTATCATGCACTGGTTGATGCGCTTGATTGTGAAATGACGACAGAATCGGACTGTGAGGTCATTTTGCATTTGTATGCTCGGTTTGGAATTCGCCAGACGCTCCGCATGATTGACGGAGAATTTGCCTTTGTTATTGCCGACTTTCGCAACGTAAACACCCCAGCGATACATGTATGTCGCGATCCATTTGGGGTACGGCCCATGTATACCATCAACGGTAAGTATGTTACGAGTTTTGCATCGGATTTGAAGCAAATTACTGCATTTAAGTGGGAAGGGGCGGTGGGTCATTTCCCACCCGGGACCATTTATACATACACGCCCAACAATAGTAAGAAACATACGTGGTGTATCGAGCGTTCGGTTCAGTATTATACACCGTCGCCGTGTATCATTGGGAGAAATATGGAGATTGCAGACATTCACGAGGGAATACGGCATTATTTTTCGCGCGCGGTGCAAAAGCGGTGCATAAACACACATCGGCCGTTTGGTTGTTTATTATCAGGTGGTCTTGATAGCAGTTTGGTCTGTGCGCTCGCTGCGCTCTATGGCAGACAAAACAACTCGAAACCGCTGCGCACATTTTCAATTGGTCTAAAGGATTCAGAAGACCTCATGTGGGCAAAACGAGTTTCCGAACATATTGGGTCGCAACATCATGAGGTCGTACTAACAGAACAGGACTGTGTTGACGCCATCGAAGAAGTAATTTATGCCACGGAAACCTGCGATACAACCACAATTCGTGCCAGTATCGGAAATTATCTCATTGCCAAGTATATCCGGAACCATACAGATATTCGTGTTGTGCTTAACGGTGATGGTTCTGACGAGCTATGTGGTGGATATCTATATATGCATGCAGCCCCCGACACACTAACGTTTGACCACGAGTGTGTTCGCCTGTTGCGCGAGATACACGCATTCGATGTGCTACGATCGGACAAGTGTATGGGCGCACATGGCCTTGAGGCGCGGACCCCATTCCTCGATCGCGAGTGGGTTGACTTTTATATGAGCATCCCCGCGCACCTTCGGAACCATGCCATCCAAGGTGAACAAGAGAAATATTTGCTGCGCAGGGCATTTGATACCGAAAACGACATGTTTTTGCCAAATGATGTGTTATGGAGACGCAAAGAGGCGTTTAGCGACGGCGTTAGCAAACAGTCACGATCGTTATATACGATCTTGCAGGAGGCCATCGAACAAAAAGATTTCAAGTACGTCCCGCCCAAGACACACATTATGCCCAAGACCATTGAGCAAATGTACTATAAAAGCGTATTTGATGTGCATTTTTCGGGTTGCGATTCGGTGATTCCTCATTATTGGATGCCGCGATTTGTAGATGCCCGTGACGCAAGCGCGCGCACGCTCGATATCTACCGTGCGCCGTTGGAGTCGTAGTTTTTTTTCACACGGTTATGTATATGTTTATCGACCACAACAAGAACAACGTGAAAACGATGCCAACTGATTTCAAAGCACCTGCGCAACCACAGATTCTTAGTGCCCCAATACCGTCGGGAGCGTACGATCCGGCTGCGCTCATGGACAAAATAAATCTGGAGGTGCCGCAAAATACGCCGTTTGTCTCATTCTATGCAGACAATGAAAGTATGGATGTCGAGGACGACGATTCTCTTCTTGAGCGCCTCAACAAACATGTGTCACAGAGCTTGTCGATGCACGCATATGTGGGCGCCCTTACTATTACCGGTCTGTACATCGTATATAAGATGATGCGTATTCCAAAATAAAATGCATGCTTTTCTCGGTTAGCGAGAAAAGTATTTAGTTTGATGCAAGCACACAATGTTGCTAAAGTACAACATTTATAGGCTATTATCATTGTAGTTGCGCAGGGTCGCACGCTCACGTTTGAAACGTGCGTAATCGGATCCCGATGCGGTTCTTCCGGTTCCAGACACATTGCGGGTGTTCGTGTAGCGTCCATCGCTGTTGGCGCCGGTCCACGACATGCGCACCACGCGGCGCGCGGCGACTTCCTCTGCTTTCTTGTATCCCAATGAAGTTGGTTTTGGCGAAATTCCTTGTACTCCTCCTCCAAGACTGGTCATATACAATAGCGAAACATTTTTTGGCACAGAATCGAATATTGGGCGCAACCACATAAACATTGGTCGGATGGTTGTATATGTCAGACGATTCTTATAATCATGAAGAGCCCCTTTTGTCCGACGACACGGACGAGATGAACGATTGTGACCAGCACGGCGACCCCGATGAAGAATGCATTGAAAGCGATGGACACGAAAGCGACAGTGACAAAGACAGTGTGGATGGAATGAACGACGTCACGCTTCAGTATTTGTTAAATGCAAACACCTACCAGCGCGTGATGAAATCCAAGGCTCCCGAGGAGTACGGTGATGTGTTTCTCGACAAAATGAAGCAGTACAAGCGCGAAATTGTGGACACGGTGAACGAAATCATTGAGGGCAAAGTGGTTTCCACTGACGTGAACGAGGCCTTTCGCTCCTTCGCAAAGGCTGTGTTCCGTACGTGGGAACTGGAAGCAATCCAGGAGACCAACGAAAAGGAACGCGAGGAATATGAGACAAAGCAGATGGTAAAGGACAGTGGTCCCGGGTGGTCCTTTTGGAGCGCCGAGCGTGTTGTCAAGCGAGGATAAAGTCTCAGGGTATATCAGATGACAACTGCAGCGCGGTTTTCACGAAAAAAACCCATACGAAAATCTCGGTCCAAAAAAGGCAACAGTAGCAAGAACAAGACGCGGTGCGCGCCCCTTTACCGGGGATCGCGGAGCTGCTTTACCGAATCTGCATTGCGCGAGATAATTGCCCATTATAATGCACATAACGACCCTCCCATTCGCGCGGATTCGGAGCGCGGCATGTGGAGCGCACTGAAGCGTCGGGTCAAGGACTGCGACGACGAAATGTGCTGGCTGGAGGGACTGCCGGACTACGTCGCCCAACGTCTGCGCACGGAGCACTTTGCGCCCATTCCCAGGTATGCTAAAAAATGGCGCAAGAACCGCGACACCTGGCTTACCAACGAGGACATTGAACTGGTCATGGAGCAGTACGAGCGTGCGCACCCTGAGTTCGTCTTTTTTTCTCCTGCGCCTATTGATTTTGCAGACCAACAATGGTCAGGCGCATGTATCGTGCCTGAATTATGTATGTACTCCCCTGTCGACATGGGGGACAAGACCAAGGCCGGATGGGTATTTAACCTCGACCGTCATGACGGCCCTGGCACCCATTGGGTGGCACTTTACGCCGACTTTGCAGCCAAATACATTATGTTTTTTGACAGCGGGGGCGACGGCGCGCCACCAGAGATCCGCGATTTTATCGAGCGCATCAAGGCAGATGCACCGGACATTACCGAGTACGTAACGACGATGGAACACCAATTGGAAGATGGACAGTGTGGTATGTACGTCTTGTATTTCATCGCGACGCATGTCACGGGAATGATTGACGGCAAACATGCAACGCCAGAGAAGGTCGTGAAGTATTTCAAGGAACATCGGGTCAGCGACGCCGATATGGCAAAGCTCCGTCCTGAATGGTTTAACATGTGAGGTCTCTAATCTCGCAAAATATGTACAGTTATTGTATATCTATACATACCATGAGTGAATCAAAATGTAAGGCGGAACAAGAAGATGCCAGCGGAAACACATCCGGTGCAATTTGTAATGACATGGCTGAGGCAGAAGGAATGAATAAGATTAAGGACATATATCGTAAATACTTATTAAACAATCGTCCCGAAAAAGAGAAAACCGAAGAGTGTAAGAAATATTCAAGTGATAAACTGGCAATAATCAATCAGTGTAAAAAAGAGGCAGAGGAGAATCTTCCCGAGTTTATCATACCCGATGATCCAGAAACACAAGAACAAGAACCTGTCGACAACAACGCATACTTTGACAAAACCAAACAAGAATTTACGACTATATTAAACAATTTGCAAAATGCCACAGTAGACTTTGCCATGAATATTAATAAAAACAACGATATTAACATTATTGCTGAAGAAGTGAGGAATATAGAATATTTACTTGACAGTAGAGTCAATGGATATAATAAACGATTAAACAATTTATCGACCAATGAGTTGAAGGAACATGCCGAAATTGTTGAAAGCATAAATGAGATTATTGAGAAAATAGGCGATGCGCGTGAGAAATTTCACAAACAATACGAACGACTGGTGAATCCTAAAAGGAAGTTTGGTGACGCTTACACCATCCGAACCAGGGTGTTCCCGGCGCCTTTCACGAATCAAAAAGGTACCGATATCGGACGCATCGAGCAGGTGTACGAGGGCGAGCTCCCATACGGCGCCACCGACTACGTCGACCACTTTTTGGTTAACCTGTACCGCAGCATCGAGAATGAAACGGGACAGGCCAATGCCCAAAAAGCCTTCGAATACGAACAGGCAGACCCGCTTATCATTCGCCCCCTGAAGAACAAGGACGGCGGCTCCCGCAATGCCAAGAAGAGCGCGAGCAAAAAGTCGCGCACGCTCCGCAAGAGGCGCGCACGCAAGTAATGCGAGAAAATGCATAGCCGGCTATTCATTTTCCTGGAATTCTTCCCTCAACGGCTTAAACACTTGACGGCGGTACTTTCAATGGCTGCTTTTGTAAGTGAAGAAAATCAAAAACGTTTATGGGACGTCATCAACGCAAGGCAAGACGTGGCAATGGCGTTCGGTAGCGAGGCGGAAAAGGTGGAATGGTTTAGGAACTTTATCCGTGATACGCACTCCCAAATCGGTCCGGTTTCACACGACAAACTCAGACGCATCAATCGTCATGTTATGCAAGCAATGGCGACTGACATACGCAACCGGATAGAAAGCATACAGCCGGTAGGTGCAAGTCAGTCATACGAGTCCCGTGAACGGGAGTACAAATCCCTTCTGGAAACGCCAAAACCCCCACAACCCGATTTTGGCGAAAATACCCTGGACGCGCCTGTCACACAGCATGACATGGACGCGCTTATGAAGAGCAGAAACGAGGTGTCAGTCGGAAATCCCATGGCCGGGGAAATACAGGCGCTGCGGCGCGACATGTCCAAGATGCAGGAAGCATTGGACGCAATACAATTGGGCATCAAGTCGCTCACAGATGCAGTGATGACAAAACAGGTCGGGAATGCAGTCGTCGTTGCTTCAGACAAACCAAGCATAGATACTGTAGACACAGAGGCCCAGACTGAAGAGCCCGAATACGAGGAGGAAATCATTGAAATCGTCGAGTGATTATGTGGGCACAATGTATATGCTATTTAAACATCTATTCGGCGATTTTGCCATGGACCATATCCTTGTGTTCATTAGCTACTTCGCCATCATTATATTCATATTTCCGCTGGAGGGAATCCTGTTCCCCAAGCTCACGGCCAATCTGTACAAAGTGATCCAGGAGACCAAAAAATTCGCAGATCCGTACAACATCAAGGAGAACCTCAAGCTCCTGAATGCGCCGGGGCTCATTGTCGCCACGATTATCCTGATGGCAATAGGAAAGCTTGCGGACATTGGAAAGTTCGCCATTGAATCACATTTGAACCCCACATATTTCAAATACTTACGGTCGGCCATGTTTGCTGGTACGGTGAACCGTAGCGTCTCGCAGTATAAGGACATCAAGAGCGCAGAGTATCTCGCGCGCGGCATGGAACTGACACGTAATGCGCGCGACCTGTTCCACTACATGCTTGGACACTATATTCCGTATTTGGTCATGACCCTGGTCTATGCCGTCTATTTGGCGTACACCGTCCCGGGTATGTGGAAGATTATCTTGGGTGGCTCCCTCATTCTCATCATGTACAGCATGTACACCGCCGTACATGCTATGGATCTTGCCAGGGACCGCGAAGACTTTTTCATGAACAATGTTGCGGAAGAGCTGCAGAGCAAGCTGGGTAACATGATGAATATCGTCGTGAATAACCAGGGTGATGAGGCGATTGCCAGCAACGATGCCATGGAAGAGATAAGTCGACAAAAAATGAAGAATATCATGGACCACGAAACGGTGGCTATGGGGGCCATGGATGCCATCATGACAACCATGTACGGCGCGGGGGCGTTTGCCCTTTACGGGAGCGTATCCGAAGGCATTATTAACGTCGAGACCACGATTTCGTCACTTCTTGTCCTTGGAAATTTGACATCCAGTCTCAACACAGTGGGGTACGGTCTCATGTACAATGTGGCGTATCGTCTGGGGGTCATCACTTCGGGAAGAGAGTTTATCAACGACGCATTTACATTCAGCAAGAAGACAAAGGGAGATACGGTTATCATGCCCGGGGACATCCATTTTAGAAACGTCACGTTTGGGTACAAGGACGACGAGCCCGTCATTGCAGACTATAACTTGGACATTGCGCGCGGCGAAAAGGTGGCCATCATGGGACAATCGGGATCCGGGAAGACCACCCTTATGAAACTGTTGGTTGGGCTGCATCGACCGTCGGCAGGCAAGGTTACCATAGGAAACACAGACGTATCAACCGTCGATAAAATCGCGCTGAGGGAGTACGTCAACTACAACAATCAGCGCACGGCCATGTTCAATGGCACGGTGCTCGACAATATGAGATATGGTCATGACCGCAGTCCCGAGGATATCCGCACAATGCTCGAGAAATACGACCTTACAGGAGTGTTCATTAATGGACTCGATGCCGACGTGGGTATTGGCGGCGGCGAACTCTCGCTCGGTATGCAAAAGGTCACCATGTTGGTCCGTGGTATCTGTCGCAACTCGCACGTGCTGGTGCTTGACGAACCGCTCGCGGGCCTCGACAACGCCACGCGAAAGAAGGTAATCAAACTGATTGTGGATGAAACAGAAAAGAAGACCCTGGTCGTCATTACGCACGACCCCGATATCCTACCGTTTATGGACCGCATCATCAACATGGACGACCGATAAACATTTGTGTTGCAAAAACATAAATGTTTGATTAGGAACATTGTATATGGAGTACTTGAAAAATTGCCTTTACATTAATCTCGCACACCGCACTGATCGGAAGGAGCACGTTGAGGGACAACTGCAGAAGCTCGGAGTATCCGGAGAACGATTCAACGCAATCAAGATGAAGGACGGTGCGGTTGGTTGCACCATGAGTCATATTAAGTGCATTGAGACGGCGCGCGACCGTGGTTGGGACCATGTATTTATATGCGAAGACGACATCCATTTCCTTGACATGGAGAGCTTCAAGAAGTCGTTGTGCGATTTTGTTGCCAGCGGAATCGAGTGGGACATGATCCTCGTTGCCGGAAACAATGCCGCGCCATATGAGCAGGTGGCGCCATTCTGTCTTCGCGCGCATAATTGCCAGACCACCACGGGATACATTGCCCGCAAGGAGTACTACGACGTCCTTATTGCGAATTATCGAGAAGGCGTCACGCAGCTCCTACGAAACCCGGAAAATCGCCGACAGTTTGCGCTTGACATCTACTGGAAACGCCTCCAACAGAATGGGCGATGGTATCTGTTGACGCCCATCTCGGTCGCACAGCTTGCAGGATACAGTGATATTGAAGAGCGCGACACGGATTACAGTGCGCTGATGACAACCGTGGATAAGGAGTGGCTATTCAAACTTCAGCGCGAGCGCATGGGGCTTCCTAATTAGGCTAATTCTTCAGTCGTAAGAACATGGAGGCCATCACCTGTCCATTCTTCTTTTCGTACTCCATACTCTCCAGTTTGGCGGCGTGCTGTTTTTGCACCACATTTTCCCAGCGGACCTTTTCACGGTCGTCCATCATCTTTGTTGCACGCGCTTTATCAATGGGTGTCAGGTTCTGTGCTCCGCGAGCACGGGCCATGTCTTCTACGTTGTTGTATTGAGTCACATTATTAATGTCGGATTCGCGCACCGAAAACACGGTCTCGTCTTTATGCACCCGTCTTAAATCGTCGAAGCGGAGCTTGCCGAATGGGTCCGACCCGATATAATCGTCGTCTTCTTCCTCATATAGTCCTGTACCACCAGTGTGCATCATATCGCGAACATCCCTACGCACCACAACCTGCTGCGAACGCACGCTATCCAATGCGTGCGCCATGTTCCCGGCATTGACATTGTCGGGAACACTCACCACTGGATCATTATTGTGGAACCATTCGTTGCGCGTCTCGTCGACCTTGCGACTCATGGTGTTGTCAAAAATTTCATTAAATGCTCGCGAAAACTGCTTGGCGTCCACCTCCCCCAATTTTGTCTTAATTTTCTTGTTCTCGTGGTCGTCGTCATTGAGAGGCGAATACTCCTTATCTTCCACCGCTGCGCTTTGTTTTACTTGATCATTGTAGTGTTCCAGTAAAATCGCATAGGCCTTTTTGTAAAAGATGAAATAGTCGCTTTCCAACCCGGACTTATCGGGATGCGTCATGAGCACCTGTTTTTTCGCCGCCACCATTTGCGTGTGAGACGGTTTGTATGTATCGATGCGAAATAGCTGCAAGAGGTCTTTCAGAGAATACATGGAGATGTCAAGATTATGCGCATTCATTGAAACAATGCGAGACTTTTTTCGAATCATTCAAACAAATAGAAATAAATAATAAAAACTACCTGCTTAATATTACAAATGAAGCCGCTTTGTTTTGTAGGATTATGTGTGTATAATAACGAAGAAGGGCTTCCGAGGGTCTTGTTGAATATTTGCAAATTGTGCAAATTATTTCAAATTACGGTAGTTGTAGTTTACGACGTATCTACCGACAGAAGTCTTGAAATACTGGAGAGTGATGATTTCCGATGTCTTCGCATAAATATTATCAAAAATACACAGTCCAAACATCCAGACAGAACATACCGGGTTGCATTTGCCAGAAACGTAATACTTGAAATAATAAAAAGGGACAGACCAGGTAGTGATTATTTTATCATGATGGACACAAACGAGTATGCGTGTGTAGGGGATATTGACGTTGATGTCATTGAAGAAACGATAGCTCGTAAAGACTGGGATTCAATATCATTTGACCGTGCCGCAGGGTATTATGACATATGGGCCCTATCGGTAGCGCCTTTTGTATATAGTTTTATGCATTTTGAAGGTAACGTAAATGTATGCGCAATGATGAAAAGCTATATCAAACAACTGATAGATAACTACAAACATCGTTACCCCGATAAGCTGATTCCGGTACAGTCGGCATTTAATGGATTTGCTATTTATCGGACGAGCAAATTTTTAAATTGTAGTTATATATCGGACATCATTGATGATGTATTTCCTGAAGGTAGTATCGAAG